AGGCACGGTGGTTTGCTGCTCCCAGGTGCTGGTGTTGGGTAGGCTAGTGGGCGTGGAGTAATTCACCCCTGCGGGGCCAGCCAAGGGCTGGTCGGCGTTCGCCGATGCGGAGGGGAGGCAGGCATTACCGGGTGCCGGTGGTTATGAGCAGGCCAGTAGACAAGTACAGTGGAGGTGTAAAGCGCCTCGCTCGCTTCGCTCGCTCGGTGAAGAGACGGGTGTCGAGGCCCGTGGAGGTGGTACGGGTCAGGTATCAACCTCTCGATCTCGAGGTGGGTACACCTCGTCTCGGAGTAAGAGCGAGTGTCAGGCCCGTCCACCTGCCAACAGTGGCCAGGAGGTGGGACTCTTCCAGAATGAGTCTCATGGTCCGAAGACCAGAGCAAACGGAACTGGCTACCTCAAGGCAAGCCCCTTTCTCACAGGGTGGACCGATCTCTCAGACACAGAAACACCCCCTGCTGTGAAAATTTTTTGGCCAGAATTTCTATCAGGGGCACCCCCTGAAAATTTTTGGCCCCTGCGCCGTCTTCGACAGCCCACGAAGTTCTATGAGGAACAAGGGGTTGCCAGGATCCAGGGACACCCGCTACGCTCCTGGGCATGGCTAAACCCAGAGGCACCAGAACTCGAAAGATCAACTGGCGAGCGCTAGTCCAGGCAGCGGCGGGTGAAGAGAAGCCGTACCCGATCTATACGTTCAGCGGCAAGACCTTCACCGAAAAGCCAAAGCACAATCCGTTCACGGGGCTTTAGAGTGAACGCGCAAAGCGCGAGTGCGGGGCTCTAATCCGTGGAACCGGAGAGAACGCTCATGCGAACCGGCGCGTCTGTGGATGTGCTGGAGGGTGTACCTGAGCAAGGTTGGATCGACCTGTGCGCTCAGCTAGCGCAGGGTGTGAAAATCGGAGACGCGCTCGAGGACCTGTTCATCCCGATGGTTTCGTACCGTGCGGCGATGGCGGGAGATCCGAAGATCCGCGAGCGGGTCGCTGCTTCACGGGCCGTGTGGGACAATCGTAACTGGCCCGAAGAGAAGCTGATGGAGATCTTCCTGGCGATTGCCGGGGGTTCCTCGTTGAAGGATGTGGCGAAGGAGATGGGGTTCGTTCCCCAGAGCTTCCACGCGCTCCGGATACGGGACGATTATGTGAGTGAGAGCTACGAGTTATCGCTCAAGATCCAGACCGAAGGTCTGGTCGATGAGATGCGCGAGATCGTGGACTCAACCAAGAACGACACGATGCCGGACGGCAATGGCGGCACGCGCAGCAACGGCGCGGGACCGCAGAGAGATCGGCTCCGGTTTGAGATGCGTAAGTGGGCCGCGTCCAAACTGCTGCGCCGGACATACGGTGACAAGACCGAGATTGATTTGACAGTGGATGTGGTTGGGAACCTCGCCGAGAAGCTGGACTCAGCGCGCAGGCGGAAGGAAGCGGCGTATGCTCAGCTGAAAGACGTCATCGATGTTGGGCAGCAGGATCCATCGTGAAAGCTCCTGAGTCCTCCTCCCTGCTGCAGGACATGTTCAAGATCTTCGGTGGAGACGCCAAAGACAACATTACTGCAGCAGGGATCAGGAAAGAGAAGCGTGCGGCGTCTCCGGAGCAGCAGAGCGCGAACCGGAACGAAGAGCGTCCGGTGGTGGCCAGGGACACGCGCGATTTCATCCAGAACGCGGAGCCGGACACCGCGCCGATGGAGAGTAGGCCGGGAGCGAGTTGGTTTGAACGGGAGATGGGGATGGAGCGGGAGCAGCTGCAGAGCAGCTTGCGGGCCGCACGTTCTACTCCGAGAGAGCAGCCACAGCGGAACATTGGGTCCGCTCCTTTCTCGCCCGTCAGTCCCACGGAGTCTCCTATTCGTCGGCCAGAGGAGGATCTTCCCTCTCCACACGCGGAGTACAACAAACCTGTGACACTGAGCATACCGGGGCAGGCACCGGGCAAGGTATTCAAGTACACTGAGCCCACGATCCAGCACATACCGCTGGGCACAACGACGAAGTCGAAACTGACGATGTCACCCGCCGTGCCGGACGCGCCCTGGCAACTTCCCGTTGGACCGGGTCATCCGATCAACTCGAGCTTGCGGCCCGCCATTGAGGAAGCGGCTACCAAGTTTGGGGTACCGAACGGGGTCCTTGAAAGCCTGATCATGCAGGAGACACACTTCGATCCGAAGTACATCACCGGAGAGGTGAGGAGCAGCGCGGGTGCGTCGGGTGTAGCGCAGATCATTCCCCACTGGCACCCGGAGATCATCAACCTCTTCAAGACGAAGGCGCAGATCACCGCGAGCGAGTTGAAGCAGATCGAGGCAGCAGTGGACAATCCACTCTCCGCGATCCCTTACGCCGCGTGGCGGGTTCGGCGGTGGGGCGAGAAGTATGGCTCCTTCCCGTGGGCACTTGTAGCCTACAACTGGGGACCGGATCATGTGAAGGACGTCAAGAAAGGCAGCACCAACTACGAGACAGCGCAGTACCTGCGAGCGATCCATCGCCGTACACCGATGCTCGGTATGGACGATCCCGCCATCGTGAAGCTGCTCGCGGCTCATCCAGAGCGGGCGGCGCACAAGAGGGACTGGCAGACACAGAAGGCCGAGTCAGACGCGGCGTTGGCACAGTTCTATGGACCAGGGTTCTAGTGGGAACAGCCGTCACACAGCTAGGGGCTGCGGAGTATGAGAGCCAGCTGCAAGACGACATCGCTGAATTTTACGATGATCCCTACGGGTTCATCATGTACGCCTTCAACTGGGGGCACGGGGACCTGTCGGACTTCGATGGGCCGGACGATTGGCAGAAGCTGCAGCTGATGCGGATCGGGCAGGCGTTTGTAAAAAACCCGCACTGCACCATCCGCGAGGCCGTCGCGTCTGGTCATGGTATCGGCAAGTCTACGATGGTCGCGTGGCTGATTCTGTGGGCGATGTCCACTCGGCCAGACTTGAATGGTGTGATCACCGCCAACACCACCACACAGCTGCATACCAAGACATGGCGTGAGTTGGCGGTCTGGCACAAGCGGCTGATCAACGGTCACTGGTATAAGTGGACCGCTACCAAATTCTTCCACACGGACCATCCAGAGACATGGTTCGTGGGCGCAGTGCCGAATACGGAGCATAACTCCGAGGCGTTCGCCGGGTTGCATGGCCTCCACGTACTGCTCATCTACGATGAGGCATCGGGTATCCCCGACAAGATCTGGGAGGTATCCGAAGGAGCAATGACCACGCCCCGTGCGATGTGGCTGGTCTACGGGAACCCCACGAAGAACACAGGGCGCTTCCGGTCCTGCTTCCAAGAGGATTCGCATCGCTGGATCACGCGACAGATCGACTCGCGGACCTGCAAGATGACGAACAAGAGCGAGATCGCGGAGCAGTTGAAGACCTACGGGGAGGACTCCGACTTCGCCAGGGTTCGTGTCCTGGGCCAGTTCCCGCGCGCGGGCACGATGCAGTTCATGCCTTCTGATCTGGTGGACGCTTCAATGGAAGCGGACATGCCACTAGAGAACTACATGCTCATGCCCGTGATCATGAGCGTGGATGTGGCCCGGTACGGAGACGACAAGAGTGTGGTGCTTATCCGCCAGGGGCGGAAGGTCCTCAAGCTATACAAGTACCGCGAGATGAACACTATGCAGCTATCCACGGAGGTGGCTGCGCTTATCCGCGAGGTGAAGCCGGACGCGGTCTTCGTGGATGTGGTCGGCGTGGGCGGCGGTGTGGTAGATAGGCTGCGTCAGCTGGGGCATGACGTAATCGAGGTGAACGGCGGGGTGGCCGCACAGGATGATGAGACTTACGCCAACAAGCGGGCCGAGATGTGGGGCCGGATGAAGGAGTGGTTCTACCAGGGAGCCGACATTCCGCCTGACAAGGAGTTGCGCACGGCCTTGATCGGTCTAGAGTACGGGTTCGACACGCGCGAGCGTATCCAGCTGGAGCGCAAGAAGGACATGAAGAGCCGTGGCCTCGATTCTCCGGATGAGGGTGACGCACTGGCGCACACCTTCTCCGAGATTGTGGTGGGGCGGAAGCAGGATGCATTCGAGCCGGACGATTACTTCGAACCGGATGTAGTGGAGGCCGCATTCGGATGAACCCGCTGACCCTGATCAAAGGCGACACCATCGTAGGCGATGGCAACGAGACAGAACTCTCGGAAGACAACGATCAGAAGCGAGCCGACATAGAGATGTGGGTGGCGAAGACACTCGGCACGGAACTCCACAAGTACTACCCCACCCGCAACTTCAGCGTGGGCTGTGATCTGGAAGCAGAGGCGGTGATCATCAAGTGTCCGGAGATCTCACAGGAGGGCGGATACTTCATCTCGATGAAGCGCTCGATGCAGGAGATGACCGAGATGATGATGCGGGTCGGAGGTGAGATATTGGAGCGCGGCGGCGTGGCCACTACGCGCAAGCACGACATGGATGACCTTGAGGCGCTGCCACGGGACTTCAATGACCGGGTTCTGCTCCCTGATGTGGAGACACCTGAACAGCTGTGGAACCGGAGACGCAAGACCGCGCTCGCGCGTCAAGCTGGAGCAGAGATCATGGGAGTGAAGAATGGCTGATCCATACGGAGCGCAGCCCACAGGCGACAATATGGAGTTCATGGAGGCGAGCGAGCGTCCGGCATTTCCGTCTGGTTCGCCCTATGAGGACAATGCCGCGGATCGTGCGCCGGGGGAGAATCCGCCGAACGATGTAGCTGCGGGACCAGGGGTGGAGGGTGCTGAAGAGGAAGAGGAAGAGTTTACGGATGCGCGCCTGATCGAGCGGGCACGGGAGATCTACACCGCCTCGACCGACTACATGACGGCGAATATCACGAACACCTGGGAGAAGAACATCTCCCACTTCCACAGCGAACACGCGCCGGGATCCGTGATGCGATCCAGGGCGCGCAAGCGCTCCTCTGTCTTCCGGCCCAAGACACGGTCAGTGACCAAGAGTCAGGAAGCAGCGCTGGCCGTGGCGATGTTCTCGACCGACAACAAGGTACAGATCACGCCGCAGAACCCGCGCGACAAGACGCAGCAGATCTCGGCGAAGATCAACAAGAGCATTCTGGAGTACCGACTGAAGAAGCGGATGCCCTGGTTCCAGACCGTGCTGGGCGCGTACCAGTGTTCGAAGGTCTACGGCGTCTGCATCGGTCACCAGTACTGGCGCTACGACGTAGACACGGACATCGTGCCCGTCTTCAACGATGACGACACCCCGGTGATGAACGAAGCCGGGGACGCGATGGGAGAGAAGCAGCGGGTGGTCCGCCGGGACGAACTGGTCTGCGACCTGATCGCGCCGGAGAACTTCCGCTTCGATCCTATGTGCGACTGGCGAGATCCCGCAGGGTCCTCGCCGTACCTGATCATGCTCCAGCCGATGTATGTGGAAGACGCCCTCGAGCGCATGGAGCGGTACGATCCAAAAACGGATCAACCGGTCTGGAAGCGCTACACCGAATCCGAGGTTCTCTCGACTCGCAAGCAGAACTACGACCGCACCCGTCAGGCGCGCGAGGGCCGGGAGCGGCGCGATCCAGCGGACGATCTGCAGGACACGGCGACCGCTTCTGTCTGGGCGCACTTCAACATCATCCGGCTGAACGGCACAGATGTGGGCTACTGGACGATGGGCACGGAGCTACTGCTCACAGACCCGGTCCCGCTGACCCAGCTGTTCCCACATCTGCGCGAGGGGGAGCGCCCCTTCGTGATGGGCACGAGTTCTATTGAGGCGCTGCGCAACTACCCCTCTGGGGACGTCGAGCAGTACTCAGGGCTCCAGTCCGAGATGAACTTGATCGTCAACCAGCGGATCGACAACGTGAAGCTGGCGATGAACCGGCGCTATTACGTCAAGCGTGGAGCCCAGGTAGATCTGGAAGCGCTCGTGCGGAACGTCCCTGGTGGCGGCGTCATGATGAACGATCCGGAGCGGGACATCAAAACGGTGGAGACGCCGGATGTCACCCAGAACAGCTATCAGGAGCAGAACCTCCTGGCACTGGAGATGGACGACATCGCGGGTGCGTTCACGCCGGGGGCGGGGGGTTCCCCAAGTAATACGGCCCGCGGCATGGAGCAGCAATCTGCGGGCGCGGGGGCCGTGCAGGACTACGGGATCCGCGTCTTCTTGGAGACATGGGTAGAGCCCGTGCTTCGCCAATTCGTGCGTCTTATCCAGATGTACGAGACGGACGAAGTGATCCTGGCGCTGGCTGCGGAGCAGGCGCAGGTCTTTCAGAAGTTCGGCAGCAAAGAAATTCCTGACGCGCTGCTCCAGCAGGAGTTGACAGTCAACGTAGACGTCGGCATGGGGAACACGGATCCGATGCGTCGTGTAGAGCGCCTGCTGTTCGGCGTTACGAACTCGCTGAGTATCCCAGGCATGGCGGAACGGGTGAAGGCATCCGCTATCGCGGACGAGATCTTCTCGACACTTGGGTATCGAGACTCGACACGCTTCTTCCTGAACGATGAGGAGTTCGAAGAGTTGCAGAAGGCCAACCCGAAGCAAGATCCGCCGGAGATCGTACTAAAGCGTCAAGAGATTCAGGTGCGCCGTGAGGACAACCTGAATCGGCATGGTCGCGAGATGCAGAAGCTAGAGCGGGAGATAAAGATCAGAGAGTTGGAACTGAAGATCCGGATGCAGATCGCTTCGGGTGCAGACCGGACCAAGCGCGATACCGCTGCGATGGGCGCGGATCAGAGCCGATTCCAGTCCGTGATGGATGAGGAGAATGTGCAGTGAGACTCCTGGCTGTAGTCCTGATGCTGATGATGCCTCAGATGGTCTGGGCGACCGCGTCCATGATTACCGCGAGTCACACCAATCCGAAGGACCTCAAAGAGCAGAATATGGCCCTCCACTGGTTGCCCTTCCTGTGCGTGGAGGGGGGCGGCGCGCCGCAGACCCCCGCAGGCGGCGAGGACTGTGAGAGTGGGGATTGGAGCCGTCCGCTCGAGATCACCGGTCGGCGTCACATCCGGATGATGGTCCGCTGTGATAGTGGGACCTGCGATGTGGACCTCTGGGCATGTACGGACAAGCTCGCGACTGCGACCGCACCGTCCGCTACGACCGGAACTGGTGTAGCTCTCGGCACGCCGATCTGTGAGAACCTGACCGCGCGCGATGGCGTGCCGGTGGACGGACTGGATCCAGGCGTCCAGGGCTACGACGTAGATGTGGTGTCAAAGACCATCTACATCGTCTGCACAACGTGCGCGGCGACAGGGACTTCGGTGGTGGTAGACGTCACCGGGGACGGGTCTATCGCCAAATGAACTGGAAGGTTGCAATTACGGGTGCGCTGTTGGTCCTTACTATGGGGACGACAGACAGCTACCGGATGCAGCGAGTGATCATCGGTCACCAATCTAGCGATTCGATGACAGTCGATCACTACGCCTGTCCGAACGGTGACAGGCCGGACACTTTCGCCTGTACCGGGCCGGTCGAGTTCGATGGCTACGTCGAAAGCTGTTGCTCTGCCCACCGGACGCCGCCGACACTGATCTTCCGTGTTTGGAACCATTGGCTGCGGATCAACGCCGCCAACAAGGTGATCGTACATACGACGACATTCGTCTCCACGAATCAGGGCTGCAAGGACTTCCATCCGTATGAGTATGAGTTCTCGGCAGGAGAGGTGATCGAGTTCTTTTACGATGTGGGCTTCTCACAGGCGACCGGTGGCGGGAACTGGCAATGCGCACTAATCAACGCTGATCCGAAGCACAGGAACCAATGAGTCCTGCTGTACTCGCACTACTCGTTCTCCTGCATGTCCCTCATGCGCCTATCGAGGGGATGAACAGTGGCCCTGCACAGCATGGCGAGCCGACTTTCCTATGGTTTCACGCCGATCTTACCAACTTCACATCACTGCTCTGGCGGCTTTTTCCGCACAGCGGCGACTACAACTGGTTCAATCAGGGTCCGAATGTGCTGCTGGGAGGCAATCCATCGGTCACAGAGATCTGCGCTGGGATTGCCACCCAGCCGCCCAATGATGGCAGCATCCGGTATTTCTATGTGATCAAGAATGGTGTCGCCCAGAACGTCGGCGCTGACAACGGTCGATGCGACATCACTTTCGGGTCCACCGATCTGATGTGCTGCGCGATGCAGGTTCCACCGGTCCCTTTCAAGCGAGGGGACGAGCTAGAGGTCTACACGGCTCCTTTCCCTTACGCGAGCCCTTGGGTGCCCACGGGAGACACATCAGTCACGATGTTCATCCGCGCGCCGCGATACCACATGCCGCATGGGTTTAGCTCTGGCCCCAAGAATTACGCCCAGCCGGAGGTCATCATGCGCCATCATTCGACCGGATCAGTGACGGTCGGCGCGGCAGGGTACAAAATGGTGCTAAACGGGAATCAGGGCGGATCGGACTCGCTGGCCGCGAACATCCACAAAGACATGGATGTTTGGAAGCTCTGCGGCTCCGCACGGGGTACCCCGGTCGGTACTTTTCTTATGAAGCTGCGCGTCAACGGTGTCACGGATGCCGGGTTCTCTTGTCAGTTGAACAGCCCCAGCACAGACCCGGAGTGTTGTGTCGAATCCGCTCAGGGAGCGGTTTTACGCGCCCTGGATGCTGGAGATGTGGCGGGCTGTATCATTACCAAGAGCGCCGGTTTCAACTGGGGTACGACACAGAGATCATGCGAAATACACGCTACATTGCGGCCATAATCGTCCCGCTGTTCCTGGCCGTGTGGGTTCTCCAGGCGCAGACGGTGGACGATTGCTACAAGGTCCGAGACAATATCGATGCGAACCGGTTGCGGCTGGTCGCGATTGAGCGAGTAAAGACCTGGGAGCCGGTGTTCACGTTCGTAGCGACGAGTACGGTCGGGAACCGGACCTGTGTGACATGGCCGGGGGACAAGCTCTTTGAGTTGACCGAGGTCCTGGCTGGCAAGGACAACCCGGTCACGGCCAGTCCGGCGCAGAAGGCCGCTGCCGAGGTGAAGCTCGAGGAGCTTCTGGCCCCCAGACGGGAGCGTGAAGCCGTGGGCAAAGCCCTGGCGGATCGGAAAGCTGCTGGAGAGAGTTTGACCGGGTCTGAGCAGATCACTCTAGACGAGGCCATCGCAGAGGCGTACTCAAATGTATCATTCACTGAAGGAGGGCAGCAGTAATGGGCCGTATGAAGAAAGTGCTTGGGAAGATGAGAGCAATGATAGAATCGGGTGGTCCTCCCGCCGCGCAGACGATTCGTACCGCGCCTTCGGGTTCAGTGCCTCGCGCTAGCGCTGGTTCATCTATGTCTCAGGCAATTACACCCACCGCTGCTTCGCCCGCTTCGCCGGTAGCGCCTGCCACCACACTAGCGCCGCTAAAGGTCACAACGGCGCACACCGGGTTCAGAGACAGGAAGCGCGTTTGAGCTTCACCCCAGAGTTTTTTGAAGAGGAGCTTGAGCAGGAACTGAACCTGCAAGCCAAGCGCCGGATCCATCGGCTGGACACCGCTCAGCTGGGGGAGGATATGCGCCGATTCCTCACGGGACCTCTGGGGCAGGCGATGTGGAAGGCGGCGAAACGGGACCAAATGGAAGCGGGACTTGCGCTAATGGAGCTAAGAGCCGACGATCCCAATTTCATAGAGCAATTCCGGACCATCCAGGCCCGCGCCGTAGGGGGCGACAACTTCATTCTCTACTGCGCGCAGCTGCTGGAAGACGGAGACGCCGCGTTCAAAACGATTCAGATCGAAGAGGGGAAACATGGCTGACGCTATCCGAAAGGACGCTTCAGAAACGACTCCAGTTTTGGTCAAGGAAAAGGCTTTCCCTGGGGGACCTGATCCGAAGGAACAGGGGAAGTCCGCGCACGCGGAGAAGGTCACGGACATCAGTGACAAATACGAAGAAGATCGCGAAGCAACGCTCCAGGCACAGATGGCCGTAGACCCTGATCTCGCCGCAGTGCAAGCTCGAGCGCAGGCGTTTCAAGACGCAGCGAACGGGACGACAGACGGCACGCAATCAGTCGAGCCGATGCATGTCGAGGCTGAATCAGAAGCCGCGCCAGTCAACGGCCAGGAAGCGGCCCCGATTGCCAATGAGCATATCGTCATGCAGGACGGCCAGCAGATGATGAGGCTCAACGTGGGCGGACAGATCCAGCTGGTCCCCCTGGCCAGGGCGGTGGCAGAACTCCAAAAGGGAGTCGCCGGGAACGCCCGCTTGCAAGAAGCTGCGCAGGTCCGGCAGCAGCTGGAGGCGCGCGAGCAGGCGCTCCAGGCCAATGAGGCGTCCTACGCTTCACGCATTTCCGCGGTCAGCCAGCAGGCAACTGCGAAGTTCAACAAGAGCGGAACAGACGCGGACACGCAAGCGTTCGTGAACGCACTTTTCGAAGGGGAAGATGGCGAAGCAGCCACCAAACTGTCCGGCATTCTGGAGCGCATGAGTTCCACTCAAGCTACTCCACAGGGAATGGGGCCAGATCAGGTGTCTCGAATCGTCTATCAAGCCCTTGATGCCGAAAGGCTCCGAACGGAGTCCCAGGCGCTACTGGGGAAGTTCGCCGAGGACTTTCCCGATCTCGCTCATGAGAAAACTCTGTTCGACCGGACGGACGAGTTTTGTGACGAGGTCATAGCAGAGCATCCGGATTGGTCGAAAGGCCAAGTGATGCAAGAGGCCGGGACTCGCACCCGGCGATGGGTTAGATATAAGGCCGGTGTCGAAATGACACCCACCCCTCAAGCTTACCCGCCGCCGCTGCCCTCCCTATCTTCGTCGCGTCAGAACGACAAGGAAACGCTCGTACCGATGCCGCCTCCCAGAACGGGAGTCCAGCCCCCTGCGGATGAGGAAGTTCCTCAGTCGCGGGAGGAGATTTTGGCAGAGATACGGGCTCAGCGAAACCTCTAAGGAGAGAATTATGGCAGGCCAAGTATGGGCCACCAACGCTCTCGGTGGCTTCATGTGGTCGGCAAATCTGAGTCGCAAACTCAGAACGGCCCTGCAGCCCATGACAAGGTTCCGCCAGTTCTGTGACGCACGAGAAGCCTTCGGGCTTGGGAAGGGTGACACCTTCTTGTGGGACATCTATTCAGACGTCGCCACTCAGGGCTCCACACTGGACGAGACGGACGTCATGCCCGAGACAAACTTCACGATTACTCAGGGAACCCTGACCATCGGGGAGTATGGGAACAGTGTTCCGTTCACCAAGAAGCTGGACGACTTGTCCGAGCATCCCGTGACGGAGGTCATCAACAAGGTCCTGAAGAACGACGCGCGCAAGGCGTTGGAGTCCGCGGCGTATACCGCGTTCGATTCAGGAACCCACAACGGCGTCGGCACCGATGCCTCCACCGTGAGCTTCACGCTCGTCGCCCCCGTTGCTAATAACGGATCGGTGATGACCAAGGAGCATGTGCGGCTGTACGCGGATCGCATGGCAGAGCGGGACATCCCCACCTACGACGGGGTGAACTACTTCTGCATCGGCCATCCGAGTACCTTCCGGTCGCTGAAGACCGAACTCGAGCAGGTGCATCAGTACACCATCGAGGGCTGGCATGTCATCATGAACGGCGAAAAGGGACGCTTCGAAGGCATCCGTTTTGTCGAGCAGACGGCAATCGCGAAGGAAGCGGGAACCACCTGGGATGCAGGCAGCAATGTCTCGAATCAGGCCCATTTCTTCGGCCAGGACACGGTGGTGGAGGCGTTCGCGGTCCCCGAGGAGATCCGCGGCAAAATCCCGACTGACTACGGTCGGTCACGAGGAATCGCTTGGTATGCGAACCTGGGTTACGGATTGGTCCACTCGGCCAGCCCCGCAGACGCCCAGAGCCGCATCATCAAGTGGGACTCGGCGAGCTAGGAGGGCGAGATGTCATACGACAACGGTCAAGTCATCACGTATACCTTCATGGGTGTGGACGGGCTTGGACACGACTTCGGTGGTGCCAACGTCGCAACGGAGATCGACTGTCCACTCAGCGGAGTGGACACGACAACGCCGGGGGTTTCCGTTCGCGGACTCGTCCTGGGTGTCACAATCTTCGAACTGGGCGAGGTCTTCCGTGGGGACAGCGCCAACGCTGGTGTTTCGGTGGGGGATGGGTCCGATCCCGATCTCTACTTCGACTCCGGTCTGGTGTTGACCCCAACGAATCCGGCTCTCTTGGGTTCGATCTACCTGCTCCATGACGGTGGCAGCGGAACGACTCGTCGGGAGATCCCCGCGAATCTGACCACGCCTACGATCACGGTGACGTTCACCGCGTTCACAGGCACCCCCACGGGGAAGGCGAACACGAGCATTCACATCTGGTGGGAGTTGGAGAAGAAGCTCTGATGTCTTACGACAATCCTGATCGTAGAACGTACACGTTCACAACGGTGGACTTCGGAGCTTCGGCCAACACGACGCTCAGCATTCCTGTCCCGAGAGGGCTCAGGGGCAATATGTTGGGCAAGAACTCTCTTGGTGGGGGTTCCGTTCGACGGGTTGTCGTCTCCAACATCACCCAAGATTTCGCCGGAGCCACTACGGACGGCGGAGTTCAGGTGGGAGATGGCTCTGATCCAGACAAGTACTGGGACTCTGGACTGGTGCTGGATACGGCTGTGGATGTGGGCGAAGAGTTGGTCACCACGGACGATGGGTCTAAGGTGGACATCGAGAAGGGTCGGAATTCCGTAATCGTCACTGCGGTGGCGAACACGGGATCGGGTCTAGCAGGCATCGCCGACATCAACGTCGAGATCGACTGGTTCTGATCACAAGTAGCGCGTGAGCGCTGAAAGGAGATTCGCGATGGCGAACTTCAAGGCTGGGAAGAATGGAAGCCTGTCACAGGGCGGACACACTTCCAGTACCGTAAGAGGTTCTTACACCCGTTCCGAGGGTTCAGGGGTTGGCTTCGGCCTGTCCACGTACTCCGTGTTCGACAGTGAGGGCCAGGGCATGGAGATTGACTACGACCGCGATCCCAGCAATGGGAACGCCAAGGAGTCCATCTCTGTCAATCCGAAGCGGTCCTCCACGACGGAGAAGGGCAACTCTTTCGAGATCTGCTAGCCCCCTGGCGGGGACCGAAACGAGGGGGACGGGGTTCACCACCCCGTCCCCGCATCCCTGAAAGGGAGATCGCATGGGCCACGAGTTCAAGATGCTTGGCGAGGGTCACAAGTTCAAGGCGCTTGGCGAGGCACACATCGCCGAGATAGATGTGGATGCGTTGATGCTGAACTCTTTCCACGAGCGGTACAAGAGTGGCGAGAGTATTGAAGAGGGTGTTTCCGGTCGCACCGGGATCGACACCATCTTCGAAGTGCATGTCGCAAACGAAGAGATCCTGTCGCTGGTGAGCAGCGACATGACGCGGTACGAGGATCTGCCCGCGGCTCGAGATGAGTACGCGAACAAGTTCCCGCATCGGCGGTCTTAGTGGCGACTCGCAAGAAGGCCACGCGCAAAAAGGCCGTCGAGAAGCCGAAGGAAGATCCGCTGGCGATGCCAGAGGAAGATCCTCTCGCGCTGGAGAACTACGAGGACCTGCCCAAAAACACGGGCGAGGAGCCGGAAGGCCAGCGGGTCATCGATCCGGTGGACGATGAAAAGCGGCTGGAGTGGCTGCGGCTGAATGAACTGCCCTACAACGAGAAGGTGAACAACCCCTTGTTCATGGAGCAGGTCACCGCTGGAAGTTCGAAGTTCGTTCTTGTCGAAGAGTACCTCGCCAATCTGAAGGAATAGCCGTGGCCAGTGGAGAACCGGTTCCCTTCGATCCGGACAAGCCGTTCGCGGAGATCTGCGGAATCCCACAGCCTCCTTACGCCTACGGTCAGAACGGTTGGTACTACGACGGGTTCTATCGGCCTGTGATGGCCATCCCGGTCGCGCCGCCGATGCCGCCGGAGTATCTGGCCGTGCTGAAGCGGCGACAGCAGAAGAAGCGGGTCCAGCCCCAGCATGTGTTGAACCTGGGCGCGGAAGATGAGGAAGTGACCGAGGCTGTGCGGATCATTCGCCGCGAGAACCGGCGCGTGCGCGCGGCAGAGGAATTGGCTGAATGACGTTTCTTGAGATGGTGGCGCAGCTTCACCGCGATGTAGGCGGGGCGGGCGTTGTCCCCGCAGCGGTGACGAGCCAGACCGGCGAAGCGAATCGGCTCGTCCAGTGGGTCATCCTCGCGGACAACATGATACAGACGCTGTGGCACGATTGGAAGTTCCTGCGCACGGCGTTCACGGTCAACTCGGTGAACTCCACGCAGGCGCTAGTAGTCCCCAGCACGGTTGGCCGGTGGGACTACAACACATTCATGACGGCTCCGGTTGGATCGGCAGTGTATGAGCCGATTGAGGCTGTTGAGTACCAAGAGATCAAAAAAGAATTCATAGAGACAGCAGCGGCGTCCGATGCCACTCCAAGTCGAGTGATTGTAATGCCGAACAACGCTCTGTTTCTAGACCCAGTACCGGATGGGATATACCCGTTCAAGGCCGATTATTTTGTTCAGCCCACCTTGTTGGCGGCGAACGGGGACGTCTCAGCGATCCCCATAGCGTTTCATTACCCGGTCATTGTTGGCCGTGCGATGATCCTCTACGGGAATCACGAGAACGCCCAGGAGATGGTGGACCAGGGAAGGCAACTCTACGAAGAGTACCTGCCCCGGCTCGAGTCTCTGCAGTTGCCCAACCAGATGGACTCCCGATTCACAGCATCAGGGAACTCCTTCGAAGTAATCGCTGAGTAGGCCGTGGCCCAGCGAAATACTACCAGGGCGAAGTACTTCCCGATGGGCGGCGGGCTCGACATCACTACACCCCCGCTCTCGGTGAATCCAGGCCACGCGCTCGCGATGGTCAACTTTGAGCCCTGGTACAACGACGGATACCGGCGCATCCCCGGCTACGAGCGGTTCGATGGCAGGCCGAAGCCTTCCGCCGCCACGTTCGTGGGCTTCGATCTGGTGAGCGTAACCGGGCTGGTGGTGGGTGACACGCTTGCTGGTGGTACGGGGAGTACCAATAGCGTTGTCGTCGCCATCTCAGGCAACTCTATTGCGGTTACGAAGGTCCTGGGCGGTACGGGGACCTATGTGGCCGGTGAGGTTGTCACCGATGGTAGTGGCGCGGACACGTACACAATTGCTTCTACGCCTGCGCCTGGGATGAGTGTCGCCCCCACTACGGCTATCGGCGAGACATTTCTGCTGGCTGCGGAGCTTGAGTACCGTGACGATATCGCTGTGGTGCCTGGGTCTGGCGCGATTCGCGGAGTGTGGCAGCTGCAGGACAACGTGTACGCCTGGAGGAACAACGCTGACGACACGCTTGGGATCATGCACAAGGCGACTGCATCGGGCTGGAGTGACAGCACCTCCGGTGTCACGCTGGGTTGGTATCTGCGCTTTGATGGCGGCGGGGGCGGCGGGGGAGTGGCTCTTCCCCTAGAGGGAGATGTGGTTGACGAGAACGGCGGATCGGCACAGGGCGTAGTTCACCGAGTTGTGCATCTGACCGGCTCTACCGCCAACAACGATGCCACCGGGTACATCGTCTTCACGAGCGCGTACTCGGACAGCCCGCCTTTCGCGAATAACGACCGACTAGACGTAAGCGGGACGAAGTGGGGGGACGCGAACGGCGTCTCCACACATTTCTCGTTTGCAAAGGACGGGCACTACCGGTTCATCAACCACAACTTCTTCGGCGGTGCCAGCACCTACAATGCCTACGGTTGCAACGGGGTGGGTCCGGCGTTTGAGATTGACCAGAGCGGTCATGTTTCGCCGATCTTGCACGCGAGCGCGGTGGAGGTGGCCGCGGAAGCGGCAACCAATGAGCCGCCGCCCAACAACAACAAGCCTTTCCTGATCATCGAGAACCATAATCACCTGTTCTTGGCGTTTGAGGGAGGCTCTCTCCAGCACACTCAGGTTGGTGAGCCGTTGAGCATGAACGGGTTCCTGGGTGCGGCGGAGTTCGGCATCGGAGACGAGATCACGGGGCTCGCCAAGACCACAGGTGAAGTGTTGGCGGTCATCACAGAGCGTGAGAGCCGGGGGCTGTTCGGCAGCACCATCATGAACTGGCAGCTGAAGATCGTCGCGGAGAAGACGGGCGGGAAGCTCCACTCCATCCAGAACATCGATACGGTGTATGGCATGGATGACCTTGGCGTAACCTCTATTGCACGTACCGATGCTTTCGGCGACTTCTCTGGGTCCACGGTTAGCCAGTTGATTCAGCCCCTGGTCAACACGCTGCGTCCGCTGGTCACAGACTCGACCATCTCGCGTACCTCAAGCCAGTACCGAGTCTACTTCTCGGACAAGTCGCAACTCTACATGTATGTCCCCGCGGTTGGTTCTGCTGCGCGTGACCGCAATCTGCAGACCCGCACGGACGTTCAGTTCGGCTACTGTCAGTACCCCCTCGCGGTGACGCGCATCTGGAACTCGGAGGATGCGGCAGGTGTAGAGCGCACGTACTTCGGTTCTGCGACTACAGCAGGGCTTGGGTTTGTATATGAGGACCAGATTGGGCGCAACTTCGATGGCGCGGTCATTGAGGCGTATGTGCGACTCCCCTTCAACCACATCGGTACGCCGTCCAGGCGCAAGCGATTTCGTCGCGCCGATCTGGAGCTTGAAGCAGAGAATCTCGTAACTATTCAGTTCACCGCGGATCTGGCCTACGGATCGGCGGAGGTTTCGTCCGCGCAGACCAGCACCATCATTTCGGATGTTGCAGAGCTTGACGTCTTTGGTGGTGGTGGTTTCTGGGACGATGCGAACTGGGACGAGTTCCTGTGGGATGCCCAGGTGGTGAGTACGGCGCGTGCGGATCTGACCGGCTCTGGAGAGAACGTGAGCCTGTTGATCTACAACGAAACGGCCAAGGCAGAGCCCTTCATCTTGCAGGGCATTACGTTGCACTATGACGAGCGGAGGTTGCAGAGGTAATGGCTGCTCCGTATGTCAGAGTCTACGACTTCACTGCGGGCCAGCGGGTTCGCTCTAGTGAGGTTGACAACGAGCTTGACGCTGTAGCAACCGCGTTCCTCAAGGTCCTCGCGGGCGCGGCTGATGTCGGCGTGGATAGCGGTACGGCCAACGAGATTATCCTGACGCATGACACGGCCCGAACTACGAACGTGCAGGGCGATCTTGTTGTCTGGGAAGCACTCAACTCCAATGCTGGAACGGTGACGATCCAGATCGACAGCATCAGCGCGGTCGCCCTGGTGAATAAGACCGGCGCAGCGCTCTCGAGCGGCGATATCGTTGCCACGAACTTCTACGAGGCGCGGTACAACGCCAGTGATTCTGCTTTCCAGCTGATGAACGCGACTCCGGGTGTGGTGGCGAGCCTCACCCAGATTCAGGGGATCAGCACATCTAGCCCAGATGATGGCGATGGGACCTACACCGCGACGTTGCCTTGGAAAAACAACGCGAGCGTACCGGACACGCTGGCCTCCATCGGGTTCTCTGGGAATGACTTTCGATTCATTTCCAACGTAGAGGGAGGGAACATCACCTTCCTCACGGAGAAGGACGCGGGCGCAGCGCTCACACAGCTTACGATCAAGCCGGACGAAGACGAGATCGTCTTCAACAGTGTAGAGACGGACGCGAACGCGGGTCCGATTCTCCGGTTGAATCGCGATCCGGGGACCGCTGGAGCAGATGCCGACGTCCTGGGTGAAATCCTCTTCACGGGGCAGAACTCTCTTTCTGGCACAGTGGACTACGCGCGCGTACACACA